ATTCACAGTTGATAGAGATATAATGCAGTTGAATCCATCTGTTACTGTCAGCAGTTTAGGTGCAAGTTTTACTGGCTATCACTCTGATATGATTATTGCAGATGATATTGAAACATCGGACAACTGCATATCTGAAGCACAGAGAGATAAGATAAAAGAACGTGTGAGTGAATTTGGAAAATTATCTAACAAAATTTTATGTGTTGGAACTCCACACACAGAGGATACGATTTACGATCATTTAGAAGATGTAGGATACGTAGCAAAAAAAATACCAGTAATTAGAACACGTCAAAAACAACTTGCAGATTCAACAACAGAAGATGAAGAATATCTTGCTTGGCAAAATCACCCACAAGGTATGTTTACACACAAATGGTTAGAACAACAACGTATGGAAACGACTGAAGGTGATTTCAATTCGCAGTATATGCTTATTCCACAATCAACATATCAACCATTGGTACAATTAGAAAAAATAAATTATTACAAAGATGACTTTGTTTGGAACTATGTCAGTCAACCATTTGGCAACTACATTGCAGACTGTAAATTAGGTGAAAGCAAAATACAAAGAATATGTGCGGCTTGGGACGCAGCCACTGGACTAAAAGGCAGAGATAATTCTGTGTTGAGTGTGTGTGCCAAAGATGAAAACAACAATGTATTTGTACACGATTTAAAAATACTTTCGGCAGTTGGTGAAGATAGAAGTTTTGAAAATCAATGCAAAGAAGTTATTGCAACGTGTGCAAAACACAAAGTTGGACACGTGTTTGTAGAAGAAAATTTTAGTGCTACACTTGCAAGTGAATTAAGACGTGTTGCACGTCAAATGAAGCTTGCAATAAATGTTATTCCAAAATTTAGAAGTCAGAACAAATTACATTTTATCGCACAAACGTTGGAGCCAGTAATAAAAATTGGCAGAATGTTCGTGCACGAAAGAGTAAAAAATGAAACTCCGTTTTTAGATGAACTGCAATCTTTTCCACGTAAAAATCAAATGGACGACTGCATAGATGCTACTGCTGAAGCAATAAGTCACCTACCAGAACTGCAATTAGATATTTCTAAACTTGCAAAAATTCACAATCCACTTGTCCAAAATCTACGTAATTTTTCTATCAGCAAAGGATACAACTGATAACGAAGGTGTTTTGGCTAAATAATTTTAGTTTGTAACAAGATTATTTATTAATTTTTTTTTGTATATGCGTACGCACGTGCGAAAGAGATTTAGAAAAAAGGAGTAAAAAATTTATGTGTGCACCAAGTAGACCTAGTCCGCCACCAGCACCAGTAGCACCAACACCCACCCCAACAACAACAGAAAAAAGTTCTGCAAGACGAGTTGGAAGAACATTGAGACAAGCATCACCGTCACAAAGAGGTAGAGGTGTTTTGATTAGAAGCAACAGTCCGTTGGGTATAAATCCAAACACAAGAACATCATTAGGCACACGAAGAAGTTTATTAACACCTATCACTGTACCAGTTGATGTACAATTTGGGGGATATTAATTATGTGTATGCCATCACCAAAAATGCCAGACATGTCTGCACAGATAAAAGCACAACAAGATGCATTGAAAGCAGAAAGAGAAGCTGAACAACTTGAACAAAGAAATACTGAAATGAAACAGGCCGCAGCTGAAGCAAAAAGACAACAGAGAAGAAGACGTGGCAGAGCAAGTTTAATTACACGTGCTGGCGGCAGTGGATCGTTGGGCATATTAGATGCAAACGTTGTACCTTCATACACTGGATTGACACCGTTAGGTAGTGGCACAAACATAACGTAATAATGACAACAGACATCATAAAACAAACTTTTAAGTTGGCTAAAGCCGCACGTGAAACACACGAAGATGAAATAAGTGAAGCTTATAAATTTACAAGACCAAACAGAGATATTTGGCGAAACAGAGAAAGTCATACAGACAGAACAAAAATTTATGATAGCACTGCACCAGACAGTGTGCAGAATTTAGTATCAACAATTTTAAATTTGCTTATCCCACAAAATCAACAATGGGCAACTCTATCAGTAAGAGAAGATGTAAAAGAAGAAGTTGCAAGTGATATAAAAAGATTATTAGACAAAGCAAATAGAACAGTTTTCAAAACCATAAGAGATAGCAATTTTTACATCGCAGCTTCGGAAAGTTTGACAGATGCAATCATCAGTGGTTGCGGTGCAATTGGTATGTACGAAACAGAAAGTGAGATTGAATTCATTGGTATACCTACATATCAGCTTTACTTTTTAGATGATTACAAAGGTGAATTGGATACAGTTTTTAGACAACATCAATGTACTGCACAGTTCTTGTTTGAAACTTATAAAAATTTGCCAGACAACATAAAAGAACTTGCAATCAAATCGCCACAATCACAGATAAACGTTACAGAAAGTTGTATGCGATTGACTGGCGAAAAAGATTACACATACACAGTTATGGTTGGCAATGACATGCACATTGTTCATCAAAAGAAAATGCCTACACAGATGTTTGTTGTTTTTAGATTTGGCAGAACAATTGGTGAGGTTTGGGGTGAGAGTCCAGTGAGAATGGCACTGCCTTACATTAGAACAATCAATGAATGCCAAATGTTGATGCTTCAAGCTGCGTCCTACGCCTCACTTGGCGCATGGCAAGTAAACAGTGAAACTGCGGTTAACTTTGCAAACGTAAAATTAAAAGCTGGTGATGTTGTTACAGTGGATCAACCATTAACACCTATCCCATTTGCTGGTAACTTTGCAATCACAGATGCAACAATACAAGACCATCGACAACAGATAAGAAGAATGATGTTCAATGACGTTATACTTCCACCAGAAAATTCAGCATCAATGACTGCAACTGAAATACAAATTAGACAACAAGAATTTTACAGAAGATTAGGTACATACGGATTACGTTTAGAACAAGAATTTTTAAGACCAGTGATTGCAAACATTGTGAAACGTTTGCAGATAAAAGGTGCAGTGCCCGAATTTGTAACAGACAACACTGCTTTTGAAATAGTTGTGAACAGTGCAGTTAAGAGAGGTATTGCATTGAGTGAGATAACACGTGACATGCAGATACTACAAGTTATCACACAGTTAGGTAATGAAGCAACAATGAACGTGGACTTGACTAAACTTGCACGTAAAATTCTACGTGATGGTGATATGTCACCTGAAGTTTTGAGAAGTGAAAGTGAGATCGAAGATATGAGAGAGCAGATGCAACAACAACAAGCATTGCAACAAGTCGCCCAACAGTTCATCAATCAAAATCAAAACAACGAAACACAAAATTAGTTTACCAAAAACCAATAATAGAGTCGTATTACCACAGTTAAATACTTTACAATTAAATAACAAACGAAATGAACCAAAAAGAACTACAAGAACACTACAAACGAGTATTTGACACAGAAAGTGGCAAGCAAGTTTTGTTGGATTTAGAACGTGTCACAAACACAACACGTGTAACTGCTGACTCACCAAATCCATATTCTGCGATATTCGTTGTAGCCCAACAACAATTACTGAAACGAATACGTAACATGACACAGTTGCGTACTGCTAAAATAGAAAAGGATAACATCAAATGAGTAATGAAAACCAAACAGAAACGAAGTCAGTTGAACAAGCACCCGCAACTGAACAAACAACCGCACAAGCAACAGAAAACTTGCTGACAACAAAAACAGAAAATGCTGAACCAACTGCCCCACCAACAGAAGCTGCTGAAACAGAACGTCCTGCGTGGCTACCAGAAAAATTTAAGACTGCTGAAGACTTGGCGAAGAGCTATACAGAACTTGAAAAGACACTGGCTGAGAAGTCTGCAAAAGTACCCACCGAATATGATTTTTCCTATGCAAAAGAATTTGGACTTGCCGATATGGACAACGAACTGCAAAAAGAAGTCACACAAGCATTCCAACACGCAAAACTGACACAACAACAGGCGAAAGAAGTTATGGCGATCTACAGTGACCAAGTCAGCAAACTGACAGATCAGATACAGAATGCACCTCGCACCAACCTACAAGATGAACAGAGTGTGTTACAGAAAAATTGGGGTGATGATTACGCAAAAAA